GTCGCGTGTGAAAAAACCCATGAATTTCTGCGAGGCTGAGTCGCCGAACGCCCAAAGCTCTGCCACCGCTGGGGCGGATGGCGATCAACCTGAGGAGAAACGCTGACCGCCCCAGCGGTTGGCAGCAACTACTTGTTCGACATGAAGGGACCCATTTATCTGGCATCACGATACAGCCGGCGCGAAGAGCTTGCCGCCTACCGTGACCAACTCAGCCAACTAGGATTTCTGGTTCAGGCGCGATGGCTGGATGGCGGTCATCAGATTTCCGACGCGGGTGCCCCGATCGGCGAATCGGGCGAGGCATTGGTGGAGGGCGACGAGGGGGGCACCAGCTTGGAGGCCGCTGTCTTGCGATCGAAATTTGCTCAGGACGACTGGGATGACGTGAACGCGGCCGAGATCGTGATTTCGTTCACGGAGCCGCCGCGCTCAAGGGCAAACCGTGGCGGAAGGCACGTTGAGTTTGGAATCGCTCTCGCTCGGGGTGTGCGCGTGATCGTGGTTGGATACCGCGAGAATATCTTTCACTGGCTTCCTCGCGTGGAGTTTCGACGCACGTGGGAAGAGGCACTGGGTCTGCTGTCGAACGCCGGAGCTAAGCGGTGAGCGAAGCGAATCCGCTTGAGCGACTGGTTATGCGCCAAGTTGCCGCCCTCTTTGTGCAGCCGACCGGATGCTATGCCGGACTGCCGAACGTGGACGCATGGCCGGAGCATCGAGACGCGCGCCGCTACGCCGGGCCGTGGCCTGTGGTGGCGCACCCGCCTTGCCAGTTGTGGGGCGCGATGGCAGTAGTGAATTACACCCGCTGGGGTGGCGAGCACAACAAGCCGGGTAACGACGAAGGGTGCTTTGCCGCCGCTCTTGATGCCGTGCGGCGCTGGGGCGGGGTACTTGAGCACCCCGCCAAGAGCAAGGCTTTTGCAGCACATGGCCTGCCCACACCGCGCGGCGGTGGATGGCAGCCCACCCTTGATGGTGGGTGGGTTTGCGAGGTCTGGCAGAGCGCCTACGGGCACCGCGCCAACAAAGCGACGTGGCTTTACTACAACGGCACCGAGCCGCCGTTTGATCTGCGATGGGAGCGGCCTCATGGCACGCACCAGATTGGATTTCACGACCAGCGCGGCAAGGCCGCAAACAAACCGACACTCAGCAAGCGAGAGGCGAACGCAACCCCTATGGATTTCAGAGACACGCTACTGAGCCTAGCTCTCATGGCGCATAACAGCGGAATGAACGACTCACCGTCGCAATATCCGGTAGGAAGCGCGTCTCCCAAGGCTGGGGAGTCGCAATCGGCATCTTGACGCGGAACCCGTAGGCGGACCAATAGTCCACCATGGCAGGCAGGAAAGGCTTCGACACACGCCGGGGACGCCCACCCGGCAACACCAAGAGCGACGAGGTCGTTGCGCTCATCCTCGACAGCATCCGGCAAGGCGTACCCATCAAGCATGCGTGTTCCACGTTTGGCGTGTCCGAAGACTGTTTCCACCTATGGAAGAACGACGGCAAGACCGCAAAAGAACTGCACGCCAAAGGCGAACAACTGACGAAACGGCAGACCTGGTGTCTCAGATTTCTAGGGCAACTCGAAGCGGCAAAGTCCGACTTTGTTGATCAAGGGGTTAAGCTCATTCGCAAAGCCGCAAAGAAGGACTGGAAAGCGGCAAGCTGGCTGCTGACGCGCAGAGACCCGGAACACTTCGCCGAGAAACAGGAGATCGCCCACACCGGTGCAGGCGGCGGACCCATCGGCGTCACGTTTTCGCCGGAGGACCGCGAGCAACTCGGCAGCGCATTGGAGAAGCGCATTGCCCAGCGGATGGAGGAACAGAAGCGGTTCGTTGACGGCATGGATCAGGTATCGGTGAACGGCAACGGACACCACAACGGGAACGGGAATGGCAACGGATTCTCTGATCCGCACTGACGGTGAGGCGGACTACGTCGCCAAGTCTGCCTCCGAAGACCTGCTTCTGTACGCCCAGTTCTGCGATCCTGAGTACACCTACTCGCCTCTCGTCGCCGGCATTGCGTGGCAACTGGACCGACTCGGGAAAGACATCCGACGACTCGTCATCAGCGTTCCGCCACGGCACGGCAAGAGCCGGCTGGTGTCCGTCGAGTGGACTTCTTGGATGATGGGCCGACGCCCCGGTGTGGAGATCGTGCTGGCCTCATACTCCGGCGACCTCGCCAAAGAGCATTCCAGACGCGCCCGCGAACGAGTCCGAACCCGGCAATGGCGCACGGTATTCCCGGACGTGACGGAAGACGCGGAACAGGCAGCGGCGGCGAACTGGAAGCTGTCCAACGGCTCATCCTTCCAGGCGGTTGGCGTCGGAGGTTCCCTGACGGGACGCGGGGCTGACATCCTCATCATTGACGACCCGATCAAGGACCATGCCGAGGCCCACTCGGCCACCCAACGTCAACGGGTGTGGGATTGGTTCATGTCGGTTGCCATGACGCGGCTCTCCCCGGGTGGTATCGTCGTCATCATCATGACCCGATGGCACGTGGACGACCTCGTTGGGCGTTTGCTCGAGCCGGGCAGGCAAACGGAGCTCCGCGATGGCGGTGGAGAGAAGGAGGTTTGGCACCAGTACAAGCTCCCAGCATTGGCTGAGGAGAACGACCCGTTGCGACGCCAGCCAGGGGAGGCTCTGTTCCCATCGCGGTTCCCGGCGTCGGACCTCGAATCGAAACGCCGATCCCTCGGGCCGTACGTGTTCGGTAGCCTGTACCAGCAAAACCCGGTTCCCGCTCAGGGCAACGTCGTCGACCGAAACGCCTTCCGGATCGTGGACGACAACGCCATACCGAAAGACCGGACATTCATGCGGTACTGGGACCTTGCCGCATCCGAGAGCGAGGTCGGGAATTTCTGGGCAGGCGCAAAGGGATGCATCGGATCGGACGGGACGTTCTACATCACCGCCATGGACCGCTGGAGGAAGTCGTGGGGCGAAGCCAAGCCAACGATCCTCACCCATGCCGCCAACGAGATGATCCCGGTTGGCGTCGAAGCCGTGGGCGGGTTCAAGATAGCCTTCCAGGAGCTTCGCAACTCGGCCCCTCAAGGCGTCATCATCCGGGAGTTCGGAGCGGAGACCGACAAGCTGACCCGCGCCCTCCCGTGGTTCGCTCTCGTCGGAAACGGCAAGGTGGCGCTCTTACGTGGTGCGTGGAACGAGGATTTTCTCGCCGAGGTTCACGCCTTCCCGATGGGCGCATTCGACGACCAAGTCGACGCCGTGTCGGGGCTCTACATCATGCTGACCCAGTCGTTCGGAACTCCGTGGGTGCTGCCTCCAAAGCGCGGGGCCATCGGTGAAACGAACCGGGCGATGCGCCGCTTGCATTGACGGGTTGGCCGTTTTCATGCGACCCGTCTGGCATGATCACGGGAACGGCGCGGGTCAACGGTAGCGATTCGAAGCAGGCACCCGGCACCGTCCATGTCGTTGGCCGGATGGTAACCCGGCACCAGATCAACCCGATTCGAGGACTGACCCCGGTCCAGTTGACGGCCATGTTGGAGGATTCCCAGCGTGGGATTCACTCCGATCTTCAATGGACCTACTCGTTCCTCGAACGCCGTGAACCGATGCTCCGCGCCGTCAAAGAGCGCCGACTGTCCGCCCTTGGCCGGTGCACGTGGTCCGTGGAGGTCGACGAGAAGGCCCACGAAGACGCCGGCATGGAGACGCTGGCGGACGCGCAGAAGACCGAGCTTGAGGACCTCATAGCCGGCATCGACAACCTAACGGAAGCGACTCGGTTCCTGTCGCTGGCCACGTTCCGAGGCTTCGCACACTTGGAGCGGGTGTTCAAAGATCGGCGTTTGGTTCGGCTTCAGCCCGTCGATCAATGGTACTGGTGCCAGCAGTACCCGTCGCTCGATTGGCTTTACAACAAGGACGCGCTCGCGACGACCCGAGGGGAACCCATCAGACTGGACCGATTCGTGATCCGGGAGGTGACGGACCCGATCAACGAGGCAATCGCAATAGAGTTCCTCCGGAAGAAGGCCGGTCAAGCGGACTGGGATTCGTTCAACGAGACGTTCGGCATCCCGAACATCTTCGGCGAGTCACCGGAGAACGCGGACCAGGCTTGGTTCGACCGAAACCAACCGACTCTCGAGCGCATCATCAGCGGAGGGCGCGGGTTCCTGCCTCCCGGGTGCAGGGTCAACATCTCCGAGATCGCCAACGGCAGCGG